GTCGTAACTTATGTCACCACTGCCACTAAATAACGCTCTAATATCTGAGTTTGCAACTTCTACTGCATTTGCTGTAGTTGTTATACCAAATCCTGAACCAACAGTTAAACTAACTGTTCCTGAAGTACCACCGCCTGTTAGACCTACACCTGCTGTAACACCTTCAATATCACCTGCGTCATTAGTAAAACTAAATACACCGTTGCTATAAGATAAGTCGCCACCTGCACTAAACAATGATTTAATGTAAGTATCGTCTGTTGTTATCTCGTCTGCCGCTACAGATATACCATTTCCGCCTGCAACATTAATACTAATTGTACCTGATGTGCCGCCGCCTGTTAAACCATTACCGGCACTAACACCTTGTATATCACCATCTAAATCGTTTTGTGATATTGTGATTACATTACCTGTATGATCTACACTTATACCACTGCTACCGTTTATAGTAAGAGTTTCACCACTTGAAATTGTTTCTGCTGAACCACCGCTTGATGTATCTATACTCCAACTAGCATAATTATCTGCAGTTGTTGATACCACACCATTACTAACATCAATTAAACCTGTTCCGCTAAATGCATTTTTAATTGCTGTAATATCACCGTCTATTGTAATTACATTTCCGGATTCTGTGGCATTAGTGTAAGTACCACCGTCTATACTTCTAATATAATATCTAATAGTACCGTTGCCAAGTGTTTCACTACCTTGTAAAATATCTTCGCCTGTTCCGCCAACATCTACAGATTGAATATCACCTGTAATTCCTGTAACTTGTAATTGTCCTGCTGAAGAACTTAAACCAGTACCGGCTATTGCCGTGACTAAGTCTGCTATGCTTTCTTTCTTAGAACTATTATCAGTTCCATCTATAATTGCAATGCTGTCTGAATTTACGTCAACAGTTGCTGAACTTAATTCATTTAAGTCTAAAGCAAATGTTCTACTTGCTGAAATATCACCGCCACCACTTAAACCGTTACCTGCTGTAAGTGTGACTGCTGTATGGTCTATATGTTCGTTTGCAACGTAACCACTTAATGCATGAATATCAATTTCGCTATCATTGGTAGCGATGCTGTTTGCACCTACAGTAATACCTGTACCTGCTCCAATGTTAAATGTTCTACTAGTAGTAATGTCACCGCCGCCAGTTAAACCAGCGCCTGCTGTTAAAGTAACACCTGAGTGATCAATATGTTCGTTTGCTACAAAGCCACTTAAATTATCATGTACAATTTCTGAATCATTTGTTGTAAATGTTCTATCACTTGCTAATGTGCCGCCACCACTTAAACCTGTGCCTGCTGTTAGTGTTCTGCCTTCTAATGTAGTTATCCTAGTAGTATTACTGACTACATTAGCACCAATATCTGCATCATCATTTAATGCGGCTGATATTTCGTTTAGTGTATCTAATGTTCCAGGAGCACTACCAACCAATGCATCAATTGCCGCTTCAACGTATGCCGTTGAGGCCGCTTGAGTTGTTCCGCCGCTATCGCCGGAAACATAAGCATTACCCGATGGATTACTTGGTGGAACCACTGCTGGAACAACTAATATTCCACTAAATGTTTTAGAACCTGCTATACTTTGTGTACCACTTGTTCTAACTACTGTTGCATCTACATCAATTACACCTGAAGCATAATCAATACCATCGCCGCCAGATGAGTGAGCTCTTACTTCACTTGCACTTGGCCCAGTGTATGTTATAACACCTGATGTACTATTGTATGCAAGACTTCCATCTCCACCTGCATCTGTAACTGAAACTTTACCACGTATAGTAGCATCTGTAATACCAAATTGTCCAGCACTATATGTTGTATTTGTTCCTGCTGAAAAATGTGCTTGTACTTCTGCGGCACTTGGACCAGTATATGTAAACACACCTGATGTATTATTGTATGCTAAACTACCATCACCGCCTGTATCTGTAACACTAAGAGTTGCTTCAACGGCTGTAGTAAAATCTGTAACTTGCGTATGAGGTATTGCTATGTTTACATCTGCCGCCGCTGTTAATCTACCTTGGGCATCTACTGTATAAGTAGGAATTGCCGTAGCACTACCGTAACTTGCCGCTGTAACGGCTGTGTTATCTAAATTAATTATTGGGGTTACACTTTCGCCTGATGTTACAGTTGATGTTAGGCCTGTTCCGCCTGTTATTGTTGCAACGTAATTACCAGTTGTATGTGTTCCTAAAGTTACAGCATTATTTGTAATTGTTGTTGCCATACTAGGCGTTGATGTATTTGCATTTAATCCTAATGCAATGCTACCTGTAATAGGTCCTGTAAGTGCTAATGTTCTATCGTTTGTTAAAGCACCTGCTTCATTGGCTACACCAGTAAAAATATTACCTGTTAATGTTGCGCCTGAGTCTATTTCTAAACTACCTGTATTAGGTATAAAAATATTACTTGTAATTGTTTCACTTGAAACTAAATTTGTTCCTGCAAAGGTTAAGTTAGCAAAATCACTTCCGCTTTTAATTGCTAATGTTGTTGTACCTGCTGTGCCGTCAGAATTAATTACGAATGCATTTGATTCAACACGGTTAACTTCTTGTGTAGTTTCTACTTGGGTAACGTTACCCTCAATCGTAAGTCTTCCCTTGATTACTAATTCTTCATCTACACCTATATAAGTACGTTTTGTTGTCATTTATATTTTCCTATGCTCTATAAAAGTTCTATAAGACTATTTATCATATATTTAAATTATGAAATTGAAGTCAAAAAAAGAGCCCTCAAAGAGAGCTCTTAATTTATCTAATAAGTCTTTCGGCTTACTGGAATGTTACACCTGACAATGTGACTGCGTCAACGTAGTCTGCCGCATTACCCAATGAACTTGCTGTATTAGTAAGTTCTTTGTAACCGTATCTTGTCATAAATGACACGACTGGTTCGAATGAACTAGGATCCATTACAGGTCCTGTGCTCATTAATGGGATATAAGGACAGTAGAATGCTGGAGCATCAGTTTCGCTTGATCCTTTGTAACCAACAAGAACTTTCGTTCCATCTGGTGCATAGTTATCAGCAAAAACTTTGATTGATCCGTTTAGTGTACCAACAAATTTAGTATTTGTAGGTGCTTCAAAAGATCCTTCAGTTGTTCTAGCAAATGTTGATGTAGACGCACTTTGTAAGATTGTCAATGCTTCTGGAGAAACAACAATGTAGTTACCAGCACCACGTCTAGTTCTAGCCGCGATTCTGTTAGCCGCTCTGTTAATCTCAATTGCTAATAGAGCATGTCTATCACCAATATATGCTGGAGTACCTGTTAGGGTGCCACCGAAGTTTAGAGTTGTACCTGCACCTGCAAGAGTTCTTAGTGAACCGATAATTTCTTGGTCGATTTCAACTACGATTTCTTGTGCTAATGCCTGCATAATTTCTGCTTCGACGTCTACGCCATGCATTGATTCTGCGTCTTGAGCCGCCTCAAAAGTCCATCTTGCTGATAACCTTCTGGTTTTCGCTTCAACAGTTTCTTTTAAGATCTGAATGCTCATTTTTCTACCTGCACTTCCTTCTGCCGCCGCTGTAGCGTCAGGAGAACCTGCATATGTTTCAGCAAGTTTGAACGGACTTAAAGCCTCGTCACCTGCTGTTGCTCCACCACCAGTTTCAGAATATCTGACTCTTAATGTATGGATTTGGCCCACTGGACCACTCATTGGTTGGACACCAACAAGTTCGTTAGCGATAACAGAAGGCATAACCCTTCTAATTAACGGTAACATTACTTTGTTTAAAGTTGCGACTGAACCTGCACCTGTGGCACCTGCTGTTGCGGCCTCTGACAAATGTCTCTTTGTATTTTCGAGGACAACATCTAGACTAGATTTTCTGTTTCCAGATAACCCTTCTAGTAAAGCGTCTTTAGTTGCTGACCAGTTGCTTTCAAATAAGTCTGCCATTTCTAACTCCTATTATTTTATTGAAAGTCCGGCTAATTTACGAATCATGTCAATTTCTACAACATCATCCGCACTTTTGTCATCGGCTTCTGTTATTACAGTTGCCTTATTACCAGTATGTTCACTAGTAATTGATTCTGACAATGCCTTCTTCGCTCTTGGTGCCTCTCCATCTAAAACTGAAGGTAAGTACTTGTTAAAGGACTCTTCCAATTTTTCTGTTTTAACACTTTCAAGTAAATCAGACATGATTTCTTTCTTTTCTTTACCCAACGGGGCCATCAAATTGTTTAAAGTTTCTTTTCTTGCGAATCGATCCTCTGAAACTCTTAATTTAGATTCAACTAATTTAGTTGCGTCTTTCGATGCTTCTACTTTTGTTGATGCTTCATTAAGTTGATTTTCCAACTGAGCTACCTGTTTTTGTATTTTCTTGATTTCCTTTGCTTCATTCAAATAGCTCACGCCATATTCATTTGCAAATGCTTCAAAAATTCTACGACCAAAGTCGTTTTCACGTGCATTAGTAATATCTTCACGGAAAGATTGGACTTCATTAGTAATTACGCCGTTGACAACGTTTTCAACTTTGTCTGCCGCTTTCTTAATGAAATCTTTCTTGGCTTCTGCTAATTGCTTTCTGCCTTCTCTTACCATTTTGACTTTTTGTTCCACAAGTCCTTTTTTGTCTTCGTGGAATTCGGATAGTTCACTAGCAAGTTGCTCTGCTACAAAATTATCTAATTTTGTTACATGCTCACTTGTTCTTGTTCTATCTGCCCTAAGTTCTTTAACTTCTTTTGCAACCATTTCAGTTACAAAAGTGTCAAGTACCTTGGCATGCTCACTAATTGCTTTCGTGTATTTTACTCGATCGTTTGCAAGGGCTTCTTTTTCTGTTACAATTTCAGAAATTTCTGCTTCTACTTTTTCAGATATAAAGTTGTCAACTGCTTCTACGATTTGACCTTTGTCATGTTCGTATCGCTGTGCAAACTCTTCTCTAAGTTCCGCAGTAAGTTCTTCTCTTGCTTCAGAAATTTTACCTTCCCATGCTTCTTGAAGAGCAGACTTAACATCTTCTGTTAATTCCGCGTTCTCAAGTAGTTCTGTAAAATTCACTGCCATAGTAGTCTCCTACTTATAATTTTAAATCGTTGATGAAACCAGTGATTGCTTTCATCAAGTGTTTTTCTGCACTTTTATCGTGTGTTAATGCACTAGCGGTTTCAAACATTTGACTACCGCCTCGCATATTAAATAAACTCTCATATATAGTTTTAGGATAGGCATCAGGGGCACTTGGCTGTGCCACAATGTCCACTGTTACAATATCAAAGTCGCTTACTTGTCCACTTCCGTCGACGTTTCCACTACCTCTACTGCTTACACCAAGTTTAGCACCTGCTTTTAATAATGCTCTCGCAATATTACCCATCGGTGTTTCTATAATTTTAAGTTTGCCCAAACCGTTTGAATCATCATAATTCATATCTGTAATTATGTGGCTTACACGGTCTAAATTTATCTGCAACTCTTCAGGATGATCTAACTCACCCATCACAGTTTCGCCTTTTCCAAGACGTTCTTTTACACTATTAACAGCATTCTTGATTTCATCCTTAGGATAAACTCTTCCATTCTGGTTCTTTACATCACCCTGAATGAACAAACCTTGCATGAATAAATCTTTACCGTCTTTAGATTCCATTATCTGGACGTTAGACGCTTCTGGACTTAAATATTCATATAGTTTATTTGCCATTAATATCTCCTATCAGTTTAAAAAGACTTATGCCTTTTTAGGTTCAACGTTAATGTTGTCTGTAGGTGTGTGATCTTTTGCTGACTCACCTTTGTTGCCTTCGCCGCCGTCTTTTATAACAACTGCTTTAGTTTTACCGTCTGCAATTTTTGAAGGAGCAGGCATTTTCATACCGTCTTTGCTGTCTTCTAATGGTGCTTTTGGTGCCGCTACTGTATCAGATAACTTAGTTGCTTCTTCAACAACTTCGTCTTCTTCTGCAACTTCTTCGTCTAAGTCATATTCAACTGACTCTAGATCCATTTCAGCAGGTAGTTCAGCATCTAATTCTGCTTCTTCACCGTCTTCCATGTCTCCGTCTTCGTCGTCTGCTAATAATTTTTCAAATTCTGCTTTGAGGTCATCAAGTTCTGCTTCGATATCGTCAACTTTATCTTCTAGATCTTGATCTTCATCTGATTCTAGGTCTAGCTCGTCTTCTTTATCTTCGTCTTCTCCAAACTCGCCTGTTTCTTCTGCTGATATATCTGATTCAAAGTCATTTGATTGATCAATAACTTCGTCCATGTTATCTTCTTCAATTGCTTCTTCTTCTGACTCTTCTGCTTCTTCCACAGCCTCTTCCTCAGATTCCTCTGATTCTTCTACTGCTTCTTCTTCTGATTCCTCTGCTTCTTCAACTGTTTCTTCCTCGGAAACGTCTTCGTCTAGAACTTTTTCATATTCTGCTCTTGCTTTAGCAACAACATACTCATGAAGCATTTCTTCCGCTTTATCGTTTTCTTCGGCTAATAATAGTTCAAGAATGTTCTCTAATTGTGTTCTTGATTCTGACATTGTGGTCTCTCCGATTAAATATTTTATGGTAGATATGACATAAGTGTCAAACTACCCTGTTAAGTACTTATATGATGTATGTTTATTTGTATGAAAACGGTGTAAAAATGATGTTTTTGAGCGAAAAATGGTCAATTCGCTAATATATGTCTTTATATTTAATACTTTTTATATTTAAATTAAAAACTAACTAAACTAAGCCGCCGCCGCCGTCTTGTGTAGGATTAGCATACATAACTTTTACAAATTTGTCATGCTCGTCTTTTTCTTTGCTTTTTAAATCTCTAACTTTTCTTAATTTGCCTATTTCTTCTAAAGTAAGTTTAGACTTTCGTGTGTCTTCACTACTTCGCTTAACAAACTCGTCCATTTCAGGATTATAAAATTCTATTAGTCTCATTATATACTACCCTCTCCACCTGGTGTTATAGGTGCTTCTCCGCCTTCCGGATTATTTATGCCTTCTGGGTCCATGGAAGGATCTGCTAAAGGTATGTCGCCCTGTGGTATCTCAAAATTAGGATCTACAGCCATTGGGTCATTAGGCCTAATGCCTAAATTTCGTAGTTCTGCAGACTTACCATCTTGTGTATCATACTTGCTATATCCGTTCTCTGATCTCCATAGTTCTTCATTCTCTTTAAGTTCTTGCTCAGTTAATCCTAAATACTTTTTAAGTTTAAATTGGTTAGATAGATGAGGTACCGCCGCTACTTGGCCATATAATTGTGCCCTTTCAGTATCTAATTGAAGATCTTTATATGTACTAAAGTTTAACGGTTTATTGAGTTCTATATTGAATATACTGCTATCTATTTCAATGCCTCTATGCTTTAAAAACATCTTAAATTCTTTATCTAAGTCTTCTTGTATTTGTCTTTGAAGTCTTTCTACATACTTTGCAAACCTATATTCTTGTATATATGCAACACCCACTTTACCGTCATTGTATACTGCCGAACCGTCATCAGGTCCTGTAGGTAAGTAAGAACTTGGTATTCTAAGTCCTCTTAATAGTTTATTATTAAAGTATCTTAAATCGTCAATTTGTCCTAAGTTTTCTCCACCGGGTAATGTATCTACTTTGGAACCTCTACCGTCTGCCGTTTGAGCAAAGAAGTAATCTTCTAACATACTCATTGGATTATATGCGGCATCTACAACGCCACTGCCGTCTGCTTTCTTATTAGGCACACGTTTTTGTTGTACTTCATACTTAACTTGTTCTAAGTATTGTCTTGCTTTGTGAGGTGGCATATTACCTACATCAATCATAAACACACGTCTTTCTGGTGCTCTATGTACTCTGTAAATAATAATACTGTCTTCTAATAATTCTTTTTGCTTGAAAACTTTAAAAATTGGTTCTAAAATACTTACACCAAAAGGCCATGCATGGTCCATACCTTGTGTTAAACTTACATGTACAACATGTTTTGCATCTACAGGTGAACCCTGATCTGCGCCGTCTATTGCACCAGTACCATATGCATTTGCTGTACTATTCACACCTGCCATAACGCCTGTTAATCCTTGTCCTGAACCGTATGGTCTAGAATGTAATCCTGCTACACTTGTTGCTGTTAGTTCTTCGAATAAGGGTTCTAAATTTTTAATAAAGTAAGTTTCTATTTTCTTACCTTCTGATTCATTAACAATTACTTTTTCTATGTTTGCTGGATCAACCCAATACAATTTGAATGTTTCTGGGTCTCTAATAAAGAACTGGTCTCCGTACTTGATAGTACTTCTGAATATACCGAATACTCTTTTGTGCATATCGTTTAACTTTGTCCATTGTTTAATGGACTTGCTTATAATAGCATTTTCTGTATCAGTGGGGTCTGTAGTAAAACTAACATCAAAAGGAAGTCCGGAATAATCATCTTCTTGTGTTCCAAACTCTGCAACGGTATCTAATGCGGCATTAATTTCCAAATCGTTATCCATTTGGTCATACTGCATGTATCTCATTAATCTATTAGGGGAACCAGCATATACTTCTGGTAACCAACTTGCATATCTGCTGGAAGCCGCACCTGGTCCTGTTTCAGACTGGTTGCCAGTAACATTTAGTGGTAATCCACTATTGTCAACTGATGTAAAATACTTTTTCCAACTCATATATGAATCCTTTTAGTTATATTACACTATTTATCTGAAGTTGTCAACTAATTTTAAGTAATTATGGTTAGAAATTATTCTGCCGCAGTTTTAATTACAGTAGTCTGTTTTCTTGTGAGCATTATTAGAGTTTCTAAATATGCTTTAAATTCTGCGCCGCTTAATCCTTCTATGCCGTCTGTATCGAAAGATGTTTTAAAGGCATCTCCGATTAAACCAACATTAGATGCTTTATCAGCCTCTTTTCTCAATTGGTTCAGGTACTTTTCTTTGTCTTCCGTAAAACCTAATTTTTTATACTCGTCAAACATTTCTTGCTCACGTTCAGATAATTTATTACTTCCAAGACTATATATTTTGACAAACCTGCCTTCCCTTTGCCTTTGGGTTGAACCGCCGCCTGTAATAAACCTTTGTCCATCGTTGTCTCCAGCAAAAGCCGGCCTAATTAATCCTGGGGCGGTTGGCTCAACATTCATTGCCACAGTAGGGTCTTCAAGAGACTTTATCTGATTTCGTTTTCTCTGTGCGGAACTTCCTTCGTAAGCGTTTTGAGCGTCTTTCAACACACGTTTATTGGCTTTCATATCATCGATCTCTTTTTGCATTTCGTCATCAGTTTTACCGCCCAGAATTGAAAATTCATTTCCCATCCGCATCATCATTTCTTTAACTAATAATCCAAATTCAAATCCTATAAAACTAAATGTATCCTTTAGTGCTGGATACAATAGATCTGTTAGAGTATCGGTTAGATCTTTACCGGTAGAAAAATATCCTTCAACTTTAGCATTTAAATCGTCTATTTTAGCAGTAAATTTACCTATAAGTACAGGCAAGTATTCTGCAAACTTTGTAATAATACCACCGGAGCCTTTAATTTCTTCACCGTTTTCTTTTACATCTTTTGTAAATCCAAATAATGAATATGCTAAATTCGTTATAGACAGTTGTAAATCCCCAAATGCTTGATTGAATGAATTGAAATCTATTCCTTCCAAAAACGACAAAACAAATTTATCTCTGATAGCACCAAAGGTGGCCGTGAATTTTGACATTGTCGTATTAAATAAATTTAGTAATGTTTGTAACTTGTTGGGATCTATTTTCGCACTAGTCAGTGCTTGAATTTTATCAAACGATTTTTCAAACTGCATAATACCTTTAGCCATAACTAGTGCTTGTTGGTCGCCTGTTCTAGCAATTGCAAATACCCTTCTTTTCTCATTCTCTGTTAGATTTCCCAGTATCTTTGTAAATTCTAGAGCCGCTTCTTCTCCATTTAAAACATCGTTACTGAAACCTCGTACTACATTATTAAACCCTGATGCCAGACTCGGTAAAACTGTTATGAAACGTTTTGCGGCCTCACTAAATCCAATTGCACCAAATGAACCTGCTTCAATGGCCGCGGCCGCAAGTTCTCCACCTAAAGTACCGCCTGTTGCTCTTAAAACACTAACAAACTCTTGTGCCCCTTTAAGCATAATCTGTCTTGTACTTTCTTCATTTAAAAGAAGTCTTGCCTGAAAGTCAGTAGAACTTTCTAATGTTTGGAGGGCGAATGCCCTAATAGTTTCTAAATTTTCACCCAATGCCTGTGTGTATATAATCTGTGTGCTTAATACAGACTCTGTTGATTCCACTAATCTTCGTTTCTGCTTTTCATCTAATCTATTTAGATTACCCAATCTAGTAGCAAATTTTAATTCTTCCTTAAAAATCTCTATATTATCTGCTAATGCTAAACCATATTCAGCACCACTTACTGTAAGTTTATCAAACTGGAGTAATAAATCACTAACACCTTGCATACCAATATTTTGCATGGCATTAGAAGCACTAATAGTAAAATCAGTTACTTCGTCTAAAGTCATTCCAAATGCTCTTAACTTAAAATTAGTATCCAGAAATGTATCGCCTTGGTTCAATCCCACAGCAGTTAGTCTATTGAGTGACGAGCCGAACTCAAACATTGTACCAACAGTTAATGCCGTTAATCCTGTTATTACAGCACCTATACCTTGGGCGAGGCCGCCAAGTGCATTAGTCACAACACCTGCTCCTAGAGCTATTGCACCTCTAAATTTTCCTACTTCTTTGGTTGCTTTTTTTGTTTCTTTTGATTTTTCTTTATCTGACGATTGTTTTTCTTTTGTATTCTTAGACGCATCGTTGGCTGTACTGTTTGTTCCAGTGCCGCCTGTAATCGCTTTAATTAATTTTGCATTATCTTCTGTCAAAGTCTTAGACAAATTAGACATTGCCTTTGCCATATTGTCAATTTCTGTATCTAATTTCCAATCCGGTATTGTGGCATTTTCGCCATTAGGTAAATTAATTAATAATTGTGCCATTTACAGTTTTCCATTATATGCTGTTTTAACTATGATAAATATATCGTAGATAAACTTATACAACTATTTATCAAAAGAATTAACAGGAGTTTTAATAATGACAAATAAATCAAATCCATTAGCAAATCATTTCAGACAGCCTAAACTTTATATGAAATTGCCTAGTGGCGGATTATTTAATGACAAAAGCACACTAGATATGCCAAGTAGCAATGAGATAGCAATCTTCCCAATGACTGCAAAGGACGAAATACTAATGAAGAATCCAGATGCATTACTTAATGGAGAAGCAGTATTGCAAGTTGTTAAGAGTTGTGTGCCAAGTGCTCTTGATCCAAGTGAATTAACAAATTTAGATATAGATGCAATTTTAATGGGCATACAGGCCGCTACATTTGGCGACGAGATGGACGTAGAAACAAATTGCGATCACTGTGAAGAAGAATTAACCGGTGCCACCAGTATACAAGATGCATTAGATCAGATAGAACCATTACAAGAGGATGTTATAATAGATTACCAAGGCTTACAAGTATTTTTAAGACCTGTAAAATATAAAAGTACAATAGAAGCAGGCTTAATAAATTTTCAAACTACAAGAAGTCTACAAGGAATAGCAGATTTACCTGATGACATAGATAAATTAAAAATCTTTAATGAGAACTTTAATAAAATGGCTGTATTAAACTTTCAATTAATTTGTGATAGCATAGAAAAAATTGTTATTGATAGTTCCGAAGATGAAATAATTGAAGTAGTTGATCGAGATCAAATTATAGAGTTTTTAGAAAATTGCGAGGCTTCAATAGGCAAACAGATTGAAACAGAAACTACAAAGATATCAACAACAGGTATAAGAAAAAAAGTTACTTTTCAATGTGAAGCATGTGATAAAACTACAGATAAGGAGATAATTCTAGATCCTGTAAATTTTTTCATGGCTTCTTAGCAACCGCCGAACCTGATGAAATAATTCAGTTTCTAGAGAAGTTAAAAGAACAAAGAACGGCAATCCATAGAGGTATTACAGAACTTGTAGTATTCGGTGAGGGTGCCATTTCTTATACAGAAGCCTGGAATTTATGTGCAGACGAAAGAACAATGTTTACCGATGTACTTACTAAAAAATTTAAGGCACAAAATGGTGACGGTAGCGAACAAAACGAATACTTATAATGTGGCAATATAAAAATAAAGAAGTTACTAAATTACCAGAAGACTGCGAAGCATTTGTATATCTCATTACCAATAACGAAAACAGTATGAAATACGTTGGCAAAAAATTAGCCAAATTTAAAACAACAAAACCCCCACTAAAAGGCAAAAAGAATAAAAGACGTGGCACTAAGGAAAGTGACTGGCGTACTTATTGGGGTAGTAACGATCACTTAAAGGAAGATGTCACAAAACTTGGAGAAGATAAATTTACAAGAGAAATTTTATACTTTTGTACCAGTAGAGGCATAGCAAGTTACTTAGAAGCCAAAGAACAATTTGATCGAGAAGTACTACTTACTGACGACTATTACAACGGAATTATCAATGTTCGTGTCGGCGGTTCAAAAATCCTTAAAGAGGCATTATCAGATTGATAACTATTTGCTGATAAGAACTCATTATGGCATAAACAGACACCCAGTCTAACTCACATTACGGCACACATAGGACTATACACCCGCCCCAACCGAGGCATATAAAATCGGGCTCCTCGACAATCCGGCAATGGAAACACCCGGTGCGAGATATTGGAGATGTATAGCGGCAAAGATACAAACACACGACAAACAGTATTAAAAGGATGTAAGCTCTGAGAAAAAGCAACTTACAAGTTATATAACTAACCTTACCTAGGTTATATAATTTCCGTGAGATTCGTGACGGTAGTGTATGGGGACAGAAGGCTCACTGGTTCCTAGTAGCACCCGAGGTTAAGATGGCGACGGCATCACATGATGACATCATTCTCACCTGTATAGGTGAGTTATGACCCAAACATACATGATAACGGTTTACTTTAAAAACTTTCAAACAAAAGAAAGAGTGTAGTGAAACGAAACGATTGATTGTAGTTTGAAAAGGTCCGTAGGACCTATTTACTGTGTTGCAATAATAGAATGTATATATCTATTTTGTTTTATAAGTTCTTTATTAGGCTCGTGTGTTAATTTTCCTAATGGAATTTTACCTATTGCCAGTCTTTTGTCTTCCAAGGGATAAGGAAGTTTGTTATGCATTTTTGCTAAGAATCTTTTCTGCATGATATCTAGTTTGTCAGTCCAAATCCTGTCAGAGTTAAACCAACCAAATAGATCATTTTTGAGAACACTTGTAGGCATTATTTGTTCTGCAGGAATATCTATATCATTGTTTTGAAATATACCCATAAGTTCTTTACCTACATGAGGGTAGTTCATATATAAATGATCCTGCAGTATATTTTTATCAAACAAATCATAGTCGTTATGATCTAACGGTTCTCCGTCATCTTCGGTAGTTGTAATGAAGCGAGTAGGCAGACCTATATCAAATGTTTCTAAATGGTGTATATCGTAGTTAAATTTACTTAACCAATATCTTGCTTCGTCTTCTTCGGGGGACAAACTACGATGAACTGATACAAAGTTCTCATGTAAATAATTTAAATCATCTTCAGGCAGATATAAGTCAGGTTTAAGTCTTTGTAAATTTTCGATATCTTCCTGTAACTTAATTTCTATTTCTTCTTTGGTTTCACCGAATCCATAGAACCTATCGTTGCTTAAAAGTTTATATTCGTGTTCTTGATATCTTTGCCATATTCTTTTTGCAACTCTGTGATCAAATAATTCGTATCTTAGGGTATAGTTTATTTGTTCCTTACCGAGATTTACATTAAGTAACATATTCCGTATCCGTATTATAAGCAGTAAAGCCGCCTTCTTTGACAACTGTTAATACATTATTTACACGACCTACGAGTTCTTCTTTATGTGATATTAACATAATATTTTTATTTTGTTCTCTGTGCATTTTTTTAAGTATACCTAAGGCATTCTCTACCCCTGTAGAATCCATACCACTATCTATAAGTTCATCTATACACATTAAGTTCATAGGCCTATTTAGACTTTCATAGATGTCTCTAAATGACCAGGATAGTCCTAATATAAGTCTATTACGCTCTCCCCTAGACAAGTTATCAAAGTCTAAATCTCTACCGTATTCTGTAATTTCAACACCTAGATCACTAGCAAATTTAACATCATGCGGTAATCCTAACTTATCTAAATAGTAAGCAAGCCTGTGATTTAAGTAAGCAATGTTTTGATCTATGATTCTTCTACGGATAAAACTATCTTTACTGGTTAGCAATTTATATAAAAAGTCTTGATGATCTTGTAAATGAGTCAGCTCATTCATTATTTCAAAACTAATCTCTTGTATACCAGTTGTTTTCAAACCTTCTATTTGTTCTATGTAAGGATTCTCGTCAACAGCCATAGATTCTAAATTAGATTGCATTGTTTCTACATTATGTTTATGTTCTAATACTTCTTCTAATGTATTATAATATACTTCAGGATCTGCAGGAATATTACTAAACTGTTTTATTGCTTCAGTTGTCTCAATCATTGTACCTTCTATCTCTTTGTAATATTCTTTTTCTTTATCTATTTTTTCTACTAATTCCTGTGTGTATGCTTCGTGCGTATCTAAATGTGCTGTTCCCTGTTCGCATGTGGGACATACGCCTGATTTTGCACTTTCTAAATTGTTTTCTAATTCTTCTAATTTTTTAGAGCTTCTGGTTATACTTGTTGACGTACGTTTTTCTTCGGCTTGTAATGTCTGCAAACTAGTTCTTTGTTCTTTGTATGTTGTTAGCAATTTGTGGTTTTCTAATTCCGTATCGATATCTATTCTTTCCATACGGATTATTTTCTCACCCAACTCTATTAGTTTGTTTTCTTTATTCTTTTCCCAGGCTCTGCTACGACTTTCTATTTCTTTTATATTTTTATCAATTCTTTTATTACTTTCTTCTACAGCATTAATACGAATCTCTTCTTCTTTAATACTGTCTCTAGTATATTTTTGTCGCTCTTTTAGTACTTCTGCTTTTTGTGATAATTCTGTAATACCCAACAACTGTTCAATCATGTCTCGTTGATCATTATTTTTCATTGCTAGGAAAGGTTCAGTGTAGGTATTTAAAGCAATCAGATGCTTGAACATATTATGTGGGAATCCTATAATACGTTCTATCTCTTTTTGTGTTTCTCTACTGTCGCCTTGCTGTTCGTTCTCTAATGCATCTTCACCGTCTATAAAAAGTTTTAAAACATTAGGGCGTCTGCCTCTTTCTATACGATAAGACTTGCCTTCTATTTCGAACTCTACTGTGGTAATCATTCCTTTACCATTTGTTTTGTTTATAAGGTTATCTTTTCTGATGTTTGTTAAAGCATCACCGTATAATGCATAACTTAATGCATTAATGATAGTAGTTTTACCAGTACCATTTCTGCTACCGTCTCCGCCCATGTCTAAGTTATGACCTAGTACAAGTGTAAGTTGACAGTTATCAAAATTAACTGCCTGTGTGTTGTTGCCAACACTCATAAAATTCTTTGCTGATACGTTTTTTATTTTTAACATTATTGGGTTTCTATACTGTTGTACATTTCTATTAAAACATCTTTTTGTACGGTATTACTTTCTATGGTTTCTAATTGTTGGATAACTATTTGATCTACACTTTCAAATGTGATTTCACCGCCTTCGTATTCCTCTTCTTCTTTAATAGGAATAAGTTGTAGTTCTCTAACATTATATTGCTCTGCAAATTTCTCTCTTATAAAATTTGCTTCTTCGTAACTTATACTAATATCCAATTTAACTCTTGCATAAGTGTATTCGTCTAGCAATTCTGCATGGTTGTCTAGTAAACGTTTTAATGTAAAGACTCTGTATTTAGGACATTCTGCCCAGTTTACATATAAAGGTTCTTCGCCCCATGTTAAGAACATTGCACCACGTTCATCGTCATCTACGTCTGCATAGTTATGTGGGAAAGCATTGCCTATATAATGTATATTATTTTTAAATTGTCTTTTATGGAAATGTCCACTGAACACTAGTTCTGGTCCGGATAACATTTTGTCATTAATACCGCCGCCATGATCTGGCATCTCTACCATTGCATTCATTTTAAAGTAAGGTAATTCAAAGTGTCCAAACATATACTTGCATTGCATCTTTGCAACCTGCTTATATTCGTCGCCTACTAACCAAGGTATAATAGCAACATCATCTTGTAGGAAGTGTTCATCTATCATAACAAAGTTAGAAAGATCTCTAGCATATTCTATACTGTTAAGTTCTCTTTTATCTTTGT